CTGAACTTCATAGGATCTATGTTCTTAAAGACAATATCACCTTTATACCAGTGATTTGCGGTACCACCTAGTAAATCTTTACGCCAACCAACCATAGTAATACCTATATTAAGTAGTGCTGCCCTCTCACCTGCTAGAAATTGGTAGTAGTCTGCCTTAACTTGGTCCCAGATTGTACCTAATGCAGAGTTAAACTCTGTAACATACTTGATATCTTCGTCAGATCTAGGAACAAGCTCAGCATATCTGCCAGTTGTATAGATAGATGCAACTAAATTCTCCTTAATGTAGTTTACCCAGTTAGAATCTGGTTGTAATTGGTACTTAGGGAACTTAGCAGAGACAACATCCCACATCTTTCCACGGTCAGTTCCGTCCAGTATTCGCATTCTTTGTAATACTTTAAGATATCTTGTATCTGTATCTTGTATTCTGTCCTTTATTGTCTGTAGACTGACGTTATCTGGTAGTAAGTCACTACCGTAAATGTCTTTCTTTGCCATTATCTATCACTTCCTCCCATAATATCTGATAATTTATTTATCTCTTCGTAGATTTGATCCATCTTTGCATCAGGTTTTGTCATTTGTTCTTCTAAAGTTCTAAGATTTTCCTCAGTAACTGGTGGAAGAACGTTCTCATGCTTGTGATGAACCTCTATTTTAATAGGTGCTCTAGTTAAAATTAGACTAATTAAGGCACCTAATAGAAAAAATATAGTATATTCCATTAATAATAACCTCCTTCAGACCCGAATAATGGTGTCTGGTCGTACTCCTGATCGTATAAATCCTGATCGTCAGAGAGTTGCCACGGGTCTTTATTCTTATTTTTTTCGATTTCGTCGTAGGCTCTACCGTATTCGTCGTAAGCCGTAAGACAAAGTGCGTTTGGATTGGCTGGAAGTTCCATACCTATCCATTCTAATGCGTTAATTGCGTGGTTGTTGGCATCTATTGGCTGGTTCTTATTAGATGTGTCGTTTAAAGTTTTAGGTTTAAACTTATAATCTTTAAGTTCCTTAATTAAATAATCGCAACAATCCCAGATTTCTATAGTACCTGCCTCAAAGTAATCGTTAAGACGCATGATCCTAGCCTCAACGTTAACATGTCCAGGCTTAAAAGTAATACCGTAGTCCTGGTAGTGAGAGATTAAGTCTTTTTTATTATAGTCTCTCTTGTTATTCTTAGGGTCTATAATCGGAGTTGTGTATAACTGCCCGAAGTTTATATCCTTAGCTCCTTGGTTAAACAGTTTAGCTAGGTCTTTAAGTGGTGCGTTGTTAGTATGATCGACTCTATAAACAATAAGTTTATTACGTTTAACATCTACAGCTGCATATACAAAGGTAGCCTCGTCCATAAGTCCGTAGTCATGAGCAATAAGAACCTTCCAGTCTGGGAAGTGCTTAGGTGTAAGTGGATTTCCATCTGAATCTTTAGGTGTTGGAACAACGCTTTTAATAGCAGATGGGTAAACTAATCCTTCAGCAAATGCAAATGATCCGTATAAGAACCTCTTAACCCACCAGTCTGGTTTGTTCTTAGAGTTAACCTTTATGTAGTCTGGTGGAAGAAAGTAGTTTACATCTGTAGAAGCTACGTGAGAGGAGATAGATGGGTCTATATTAACTGGGTCTATCTGCTGAGAGTAGTCTTCGTCGGCATATCTTCCGTGCTGAGTAATCTTATCTGAGACAAGCAGAACGTCAGTCCTAATCCAGCCCGAATCTGGATTAGACTCGCAGATTAACTTTCTCCAGTCTGAGTGTGTTTGTGGGTTAGTTGCTGCTGTGTTTCTAAGACGAGTCTTAAGCTGGTGGAAGGCGTCTCTATTTATTTCAGATGCCTCAAGCATAACAACTAAGGAATAGTTATTAGATCTTAGTTTATCTGGGTCGTCGAATGGTCTTAACATAAGTCTTGCCCCGTTAATAAAATCTAAGTAACCTTTCTGCTGAGAACGCCCTTCTAAAAAATCTATGGGAAAACTTTTCTCAAAGTCTCTAAGAAGAGTCTGCTCATACTGAGACGTAATATTTGCACCTAATAAAATGTTAGCGTTCGGAGTTAAGAATATGTGCTTTTCTATTTCTTTCTCAGAAGTCTTAGTCTTACCTGTTCCGTAAGACCCGAAGTTACCTATAATCCTATGTGCGTCTAGGTGAACTGCTGCTTGGTGCGGCATAGGAATATAAGTATCTACGAACGTATTACAGACTTTATTCGAACAGGTTAGCCAGTCTGTTGATGGTGAACCTGAGATACTAGTTGCTGGAATAAGTGGGGCGTTGCATCTTGGACAACGTCTGACAGTCGTTATTGTTTGGTCTGGTTCTGGTTCTGATATTGTAGCATCCGAACTAGGTTCTGAGATCGGATTAGAAATTGGTGAGTCTGGGCTGTCTAGGTACTTTTGAATATCTAGGTTGTTAGATTTAACTAGGGCCTTAGCTTCTTGTAGATTTAACATCGTCTTTGGTTGTGTCTTGTCTAGACTCCTTAATTACTGCACCTAATCTCTTAGATAGATCTGTATAGCCTTTAGAGTATGCAGCTTGCTCTTCTGGAGTTAGAGCGTTATACCTTTCTAAGATAAGTTCATTGGCACACTTAAGTATAGCTTCGTCTTCTATAGATGCCTTTGCATTATCTGGGTAAAACTGATTTAACGTATTAGACATGATTGTGTTCATGGCGTCATATAACGCCTCTTTTGTACCTGTTTTAGACGCTTTCTTCTCATCTGGTGTAAGAGTACTAGATGAATCGATATCGTGTTCTGCGACACTATAGAATGCGTCTAGCAAGTGTTTGGTTAGTGTACCTAACATACGGTACGCTGTTGTTACATCTAAGTTAGGTGTAACTGATAATTTTAGTTTGTCGTCCTGAACGGACATGATAATTGTCTTTTCCATAGTTCCTCCTTGATTATATTGTACCATGGATTTGGGCTGATGTAAATGATTTTAGATAAGCCAAACGATTGTTAAGATTATTAAAGCCAGTGCACACACTGCTAGGGCTTTACGGAATATTAAACCCAACGAGGTTGGGTAAAATTAAAACCCGACCCAGGGTCCTAGAATTATAAATTCAAAAGACCTATAAACCTGATAGAGAAAGGAGATGATAAAGATGTCAGGCAATAAAACAAAACTACAGTTCGATGCAATAGGGACTGCTAGGAAAACCAAAGATGGCAAGAGTCTAATAGTGACAATGTTCAATGGAGATAAATATTATATAACAACTCCAAAGAGCCAAAAGCAATTAGATTACTATAAAGCCAACTCGAAAGAGTATTATGATAGCTATATAGTACAAGCCATCAAAAGACCTGAGTAAGTCTATAAACTACTCAAAATATATTAGAGAAAGGAGAAATAAATATGAAAAACAATTACTATAACTTAACAACAGTAACAGGCAAAAGCATAATAGAAACAAGACAACAAGTTCTAGATGATGACAGAGTTACAAATCCAAGATACTATGATATAGATATAGATCCTAACAAGACATACCTAGCATCAATTATATATGAAGATATATCAGATCTAACATCCATATACATAGAAGAAATAATTAAAGAATTATAGAAAGTAGGTGAATAATATGACAGACAAGATTAAAGTGTATGTACTTTACACATATGAGCAAAGCATGTATAGACCATCAGATTGGGATTATATACCTTATGCTACATTTACAACTTATGAAGAAGCAGAATCAGAAGCAAGATTCTTAAATCTAGACGAAGATGAATACTTAATAAAAACTGAATATAAATATACATACTAATAAAACTATAGAAAGAAGGTGAATAATATGAAGATTATGACAGGTATGCAACTTTTAAATATGTATCTAAATAATGTAATTGTAGAATCTAAATCAAGTGGACTAAGTCCACAAGAAATATTTGAAAGCTATAATCTACAAGACATAGATCCAAATAAGATGTACAAAGTAAACATATACTACTCAGATGCTTCAGATGATCCAGATGAGATCATCGAGTATACCGAAGTAGAATAACCACGTGGGCTACCCATCTCCGTAGCCCATAAGTTATCCTCACCCCATAGCCTAAACCTCATTCGCTAAACCGCTCACATTCCCCCAAATCCAAATCCTAAATTATTAAATATTTAGACACGAACATTTTATGAAAATTTTTATAAAATTTTCTTTTATAATTTCTTTTTTAAAAAGTTATTAAGCGATTTTTTTTTAATTTTTGAATACGAAAACTGTAATCCGTACTATTTCTGGACAAAACATGACAAAACTGGAAAGACCCATTACAAAAAGCGTATTCATTTTTGAGCATTTTGACAAGTAATAACTTTTCAAAAAAGAAAATCAAAACACGAACACTAGCCAATTTACATAGCGAACAAAAAGCGAACACTCGAGAAGATTTATCCACCTAGTCCATTAGAATCGCAATCGAGATGACTGGTGAAGACTGGAGAATGATACTGTGTGTTTAGATATATTAGGTGAGCCCTGGTTTTTCACTAGATAAATGCAGCCGTTACTAGCCTAGAAAAACCTCGTAATCTATTTTTATCCACGCACATCTAACAGTCTAAACTCTAAACGCCCCACACAAATACAGTCCAGTGCATCTCTAACTTCGTGTATCAGTTTCACATAGCATAGCAGCGTCATCTTCAGTATCTCGGCACGGATTATATTCCTCGCTTTTACCTGTTTTTACTTCATTACATATTGCATTGGATATCTGTAACACTATCATTAGGTAGATACTTCTAAAGTTCCCACAAGACCCGTCCTTTCGGCTTTAGGTCAAAGGTATTTGTTAAATAGTCGTAGTTCAAGTATTTAGCCCTTTGTAACACACCCAAATTTTTCCGCAATTACACTTCCTGCGGTACCACTGCGTTCCTTATCCTCGGTCGTTCCATTGCATAAAAATTATTAGGTGTGTTTTTATTTTTAGCGAAAGGAGGGATATTGTGGAAACTAAGAAGTATTCACTACCTAATATGATAGTTAACAGATATGTTGCCAATGCAAATACTGTAATTCGTAACAAAAACAGGAGCAAGGAATATGAAAATAATCCTTTGCCTAAGATAACTGAAGATGAGGTTATCGCTGCTGTTGATGCTATGTCTGAAACTGATAACACTGTACTTCGTCACGAGATGCAAACTTGCTGGACTGCATTCTTCGACGAGGCTTTTGATAGAGTTTATCCTTTGTTAGACGAAGCGTTGGATTTAAAACTAGATTAATTCTAGTTTTTTTTGCTTTCCACAGCTTAAAGTATTCAGCTGTTAGTTTGGCTCTAGTTGTTAGAAAGTAAGATTAATTAGTTTATAGATTTAGGTACTGTGTAACACAAAGAACTAGAATTATAAAGGCAACTCCTGCGTCGACTCGCTACGCTCGACCTTTACAATTCTATTTCTTTGTGTTATTTAAAAGGCAAATTTAAAGAAAGGAAGTGTGTATGTAATATGAAGTGGATTGTAGCAGGATCTAGAACATTTGATGATTATAAGTTATTATCTGATGAGTTAGATAAAGTAAATAATTTATTTGGAATATCTGAAATTGTATCTGGAACTGCAAGAGGAGCAGATTCATTAGGTGAAAGATATGCTAGAGCACATAATATACCTGTTAAAAGATTTCCTGCACAGTGGAATACTTACGGTAAATCTGCAGGTTATCGCAGGAATATGGAAATGGCTATGTATGCAGATGCTTGCATATGTTTCCAAGTCAACAATTCTAGAGGGACTGAGCATATGATAAACATAGCAAGTTCTAAAGGATTACAGTTGATTACAATACGATTACAACTATAGGGCCTTCGCTTACGAAGACCCTATAAAGGTAGTCTTACAAAAACTCATATAGATAAGAAAGGATGTGAATAAAATGAGTTTAGCAAATTATAAATGTAAACCTGAATTAAAAGGACATTATGAGGTGAAAGTAAAATCTCATAGAGAAGTAGAAAATGAAAAAGGAGGTTACTACGAAGTTATATTCGATGTACCTAATTATGGTGAGTACGTATATTGTATCTTCCCAAGTCAATTAGACTATACTGTTAGTTGTTTAAATAGACAAGCAGGTGTAGGTAGAGATACATACTCACTTGAAGAAGTACTAGATTACTTTATGAAGAACCCACTTGATGTTTGGTTCAGTTATAATGAGACACATAGAAGAATGAATGTTTCATTACATGATAATACACCTGTAACAGAAGATGCTATAGATGAAGATTTAATGTAGTTTTGCCCCCAGGCTTCTGGGGGTTTAAAATATTTTTTACTAGGAGGATTAGGATGTTAATAATATCAGAAATAAAATTTACAGAAAAACAAAAAGAGTTATATGAAACAAAAGGAATAAGATATGCATATGGTTACGAAGATGTATATCCATTCAAAGGTGAATCAGTTGGATTCATATGTGATACATTGTATGCATCCACAATATCTCGAATAAGTTATTATTTAAAAACAAAGCATAAAGTATCAATAAGATATGAAGGTAAACTGTATAAACTAGATACTCTTGATGAGTGGAAAAGAACATATCAAGATCCAAAGGACCAGATTAAAACTAAGACAGAAATGCACCCAGTTCTTAAGGATTACTACGAGAAAAGAAAAGCGTACCTAGAATTAAAAAGAAATAAAAGTATTTACGCTCAATATGAGAGGATTTATTCAGTATATCCTGAACTAAAAGATATGTCTGAAGAAGCTTTAACTAGTTATATCAAAGAACTAGCACCTATGTATGAAATAGATGTAGATTACACAGATAAGTTATCCCTACTTAATAGCTACATTCAGCTTAAGTTTTATCTAGATCATGACATAGAATATTCAAGACCAGCTAATAATATTCAGGTGATTCCTGTAGGTGACCCAGTATTATTCGAGGATTTAGCATATAAAGTACAAAATTCGCAGATTCCTATTGACAACATAGTACAAAGTATGTTAAAATAATAATATGAGGTGACAATAATGGAACATAAATGTTATGAATTCTTATTAAGTAACTTCGGAAATATAAATATGACAGGACTTAACTACCTCGCTCAAACAGTAGCAGTATATAGACCAGACGTAGACCTAAAAGTAATCTATAATGAAGTTGCAGAAGCAAACGGCTCTACGCCCGCTGCTGTCGAGCGTGCTATACGTAATTACGTTGCCACTTGGTCAGACAAAGCAACAGCAGAAGAGTTAGCAATAATGTTTAACTACACGCTAGCACCAGACCAAGATAAGTTATATGTCAGAGAAGTTATCCCGTTACTTAGAAGATACATGGACAACATGGAATAGTTATTATTCCCTTCATCGAGAGAGCAGTATAAGACTAGTGCAACTCTAGTCCTCTCGACCTACTTCTCAGTTATTCAATCCTCGACAAAGCTGAGAAGTTGCTTAACATCCTTTAACGGTATTATTTAAGCACACTACCATTATCTATATTGTTAACTGTATAGATGTCAAAGACCTGTGTGAATACCGTGCAGGCAACCCCCACGGGGAGTTAGTTCCAATGGCTAGAACAACTGCTTAGCATGCAGTAGGTTGAGGGTTCGAGTCCCTCACTTTCCACCACTTAACTCATGTCCGTCACAGGTGAAGTACAAAAACGGACACCAAATGCTTATAATCAATACAACCCATAAATAATTAAAGCAAAAACCGCACCCAATCGGCTTGCTGCCTGTGGCTCGCCGAACCATATAGGTATTACCTGCATCAATGCAGTTAATATATAATAAATATTTATTAGAAGGAGGTCATTTGAAATGGCAAAAGCAAAAATTTTAGCTGATAGAATCAGCATCACATCTGAAGTTTTAACAGATGAAAACATAGAAAGGGTTAGAGTATTATCACCTAGAACACTAGTAGTATTTGATACTGTAGATGCAGATAATGCACTATACGAAGTAACTATAGGTGAATGCAACACATTCTCACCATATGGTGCAGTGTTCAAAGATGGTAAATCAATTGGTGCAATTGATAAATCAATTATGGAATTACCTACAGAAGAAAGAGAAGCTAAGTTAAAGAATTACTTAACTGCAGTTTTAACTAAGATTACTGTAATTGAAAATCAAGTATCAGAATACTTAGATAATGCTGAAGACCTAAATGAAGACATTGAATTTTTAGATTAAGATAGGAGGATGTTAATATGGTAAGAGTTATAGTAGGAACTACTACTCAAAGAAATGAAAAGAATTATTCAAGCGATACAACAATTAGACATATCTTAGAAGATAATGCTATTGATTATTCAACATCACAAATCATGTTAGATGGTGCGTCTTTAAAGACAGAGCACATGGATTCTACATTAGCACAACTAAATAAAAAAGAAAAGTGTATGTTAATAGCCGTTGTAAAAGCTGCGAATGCTTAAGATTAGAGAGGCTATGCCTCTCTTTTATTTTTATTAGATTAAATTGGAAAGGAGAAGTTTATGTTAACTTTACGTAATACAACTAACTATGAACTTCGTCAGATCATACCTAACAATATGCAATCTATGGATAACAATTGTCCTTATGGTAAAGAATTTAATAGATGTTATATACCTACAAAGAATATAGGTTATGCCTTAGCACCTGTTGTAATTAATGGCTTAACTTATAGTAGTTGCACATTATCTACAGATGGTAGAGATAGTAGTGATGATCTTATAGATGCATCAACACTTACACATGACGTAGTTTTATTTAATAAAGCTGGAGAAAAAGATCAGATTAAATACGTAAGAGTATTAACTCATGATCCTATAAATACAGCAGCTAAGATTGTAGGCTTAGCAGAAGAAGAACAAGATTTTACTTTTGAATATGTGAGCGAAGAAGTGCAGAAATTATATGACAAATGTCTTGCTCAAACAAATGCTAGAAATGAAGTAGATCCTGAAGAATATGAATACAAATCTAGCGTAATTATGAATAAAGAATATAACAGTGTAGTAGAATGTGTTAATTATGATGATACAGATCAAGCATCAGATATTTATTTAACAATAGGATTACTACCAATACTTATAGAAAATTTAAGAAATAAATTAGACGATGCAGAATTAGATTACTTTAAAAAATTAGTCAGACGTAGTCAAGTAAAAAGAATAAATAATGCAGAGATTAGTAGTGTGTTTGAAGCATTAACTAATACAACTAAGTATAGAAATGTACTTAAAGAGATTAGAATTAAAGCAGCAATTAATGCACTATCAGCAGCTAGATTAAGTAATGCTAGGAGCACAATGTATCAAGCACAAGATCATGCACAAAATAGTTTAGAAGCTTACTCTAGATATAAAAAACAATATTATGAAGCACAAGATATTGTTAGAACTTTAGAGAATAACGAAGAACAATTTAAAGAAGAAGTAAATGCAGCAATTAGTTTAGATGCAGTTAGAGATATAACTATACAAGACTCTACTATCTACACATTATTTGAATCAACACTTAGTTATTATGATGAAGAAGAAGCGTCACTTGTGTTAGATAATAAACCAGATTCACCTGCAGTTAGATTATTTAAAGATATCTTTATTGAACAGAAGTATAAACTACACGTAGTAGGACAATATCAATTTAGCTTTGGAAACAGTGCAATGTTTAGATCACCTGGTTCATTAAATACATCTACGATGTATGATAACGATGCTTTATTTAATCCACACATTCAATACTACTCATGCTTAGGAGATTATCAAGCAGAGCTTAGAGCAGCTCAAGCTAAAGGAGATTTATTAATATATAATAATTTATGTATATCATCATTATCTAGTTTAAACTTTAGAGATGGCACAGTTATTAATAGATTTCTTACTGACTTGAATCAACAAATAGAATATGATTATGAGAATGGTGATGACACAATAAGAAATATATGTACAACTAAATGTCTAGAAGATAAACAAGGTAATAGATTATCTATAAGAGACTGGTACAAAATAGATAGGGAAGAAGGTACTGAAGCGTAATGAAGAAAACATTAATTAATATTAATCCGATAAAGGATTTAATTAAAGATAAACTAATTGAGAAATATGATAATACAGTCTATATGAATACTAATAGTATAGATATTAAATTAGATATTAAAGATATTATAGAAGATTATGTTAAAGAATTAGAACTACCAGAGCCTAAGATCTATATGACAGCAGATGCTTATGCTAAGATGCGTACTCTAGTAGATAAGATGAGTAAAGAAGTAGGTTGGTATGGTACAGTAAAACAAATGCCAGGACTAGAAAGTACATATCTAATAGATGATATCCTAGTATACCCTCAGAAAGTAACAGGTGTTACATGTGAACAAGATGAAGAAAAGATGTTCGAATTTGAAATGGGATTAACTACAGATCAAGTTAATCATAAAAGATTTCAAGGACACAGCCATGTGAATATGGGAGTTACACCATCAGGTGTAGATGAACAGTTCTATCAGGACTTATTAACACAAGTAACTGATTACTTTATAATCATGGTAACTAATAAACGTAATGATTATACTATCAGGTTTTATGATATGGAACATAATATTTTATATTCCGATATGTCTTTTGAAGTTATATTAGAAGATGGAACTGTATTATCTACATGGTATGACACAGTTAAAGATGAAGTAGAAGAACCAATACCTATAGCAACAACAGTATCTACATATCACGGTAGTGTATTCGATAAATTTGTAGACGAAGATATCTATGATTATCATAATGGATACATGACAGTTAAACCTAGAAAAGGTAAAGGAAAGAGAGGTTATATTTAATGAACTTATCTAAATCACTAGAGTATTTTGATCCACTTAATCAAGTCAAAGGTACTATACATATTATAGGTATAGGTGCAATGGGATCTAGAATAGCAGAGCTACTTGCAAGACTAGGTATTAGAAAAATAAATATCTGGGACATGGATACAGTTGAAGATAAGAATGTAGCTAACCAGATCTATACTCATAAACATATAGGTATGAAGAAAACAGATGCACTAGAGGAAATACTTAAAGAGATAAACCCAAGCATAACTGTAGTAAAACATGGAGAATATACAGATGAAATGTTATCAGGTTATGTCTTTCTATGTGTAGATAGTATAGAAGTTAGATATAAGATAGCAAAGAAGTTTGAAGATAGTAACTATGTTAAAGCAATGTATGATACTAGAATGAGATTAGAAGATGCACAAAGTTATGGTGCATTATGGTCTAACTCAGAACAAAAGAAACAATTTATTAATAGTATGGATTTCTCAGACGACGAAGCAAAGGAAGCAACGCCCGTGTCTGCCTGCGGCACTACACTATCTGTTGCCTCTACAGTTGTATCCACTGCAGCATTTACAGTGGCAAACTTTATAAACACAATTAGAAAAGGTGAATGTACATCAATGATATTTACAAATGCATTTGACTTTTCAATAATTAAATTTTAGTTAATAGTATTCTTTGCGTAAGCAAAACTTTTAAGTTACACTAAAAGAAACAAACTTTTAAAACGAGATATACAAGGAGTGGATTCGATGATCCAAGATCCTTCATAACGAATCGCAGCTTTGTAGGGCCCGACGGTTAATCCGATGGCGTCAATCTGCAGCCTCATAAGCAGTCTCAAACCAGATACTCGGGTTCTCAGGATGAAGTTACAGCTGGACATGTAGGATATCTCATACGAGTATTAACTAAATAGAAAGGAGTTATTATGTACATAACAGTAATAGATAAAAACAGAACTAAGAAAACAACAGACGATATAGATATATTATTTGGTGCTAATATACCTACAGAACCTGAAGGTATAGTAAGAACATTAACATATAATATACAAGAGTCTCAGATAACTACAGACATGATGAGTAGTGCAGTATATAAAAGTTATACTGACTTAGTTAAACTAAACATAGATGCTTATAGTCCTAAAGGACATTACAAACAATTTAAAATACCTAAGAAGACACACGGTTATAGAACTATAACAGCACCAGATGATTTACTTAAAGAGCATATGAAGATAGTAAGTAATATATTACAGACAGGATTTAAAGTATTAACTCATGATAGTGCATGGGCTTATACCAAAGGACGAGATGTAGTAGGTGCAATGCAAGAACATCAACGCAATGAATCAAGATGGTTTCTTAAATTAGATTTAAAAAGTTTCTTTGACAGTTGTTCACCTGAATTTATAAGAGAACAGTTATTAAAACTATATCCCTTTGCAATATATAATAGCGATGAAGTAGATGTAGTTACACCATTATCAGAGTATGCCTGTTATAATGGAGGCTTACCTCAAGGCACACCACTATCCCCTATTATAACAAACTTAATCATGGTACCTATAGATTATGAAATCAATAAAGCATTATATAATTTAACAAGTGATAAAAAGATTTATAAACAAAGATATATTTATACAAGATACGCAGATGATATTATTATTTCTGCTAAACATGACTTTGATTATGGTATAATAATAGAGTGCATAGAGAATATTTTAAAAGGTACTCCACTTAAAATTAATAAAGAGAAAACTAGATATGGTTCTAGCTCAGGTAGAAACTGGAACCTAGGTATCATGTTTAATAAAGATAATGAACTTACAATAGGTTATAGAGAGAAACAAAAACTTAAAGCAGCAATACACTCATTCATTATAAACACTAGAGAATTTACATTGACAGATACAAGACAACTACTAGGTAGATTAAACTGGTTACATAATGTACAACCCGATTACTACACACATCTAATTAAATACTGTAAAGATAAATACGAAGTAGATATTATAACAGCACTTACTAATTGGATTAAACTATTAACTAACTAAGAGTATATGTCCTTAAATTTTAAGGAACTACTCAGTTACACTAGTAGAAAGATAAAGTTATAACACACGAAATATAGGCACCTGTCAACAAATTCTTTACCACAGCAGGGAAAGAATTTGTTGCCAGAGCCACATTTCTCTTAGAAAGTCTTAGGAGTTGATAGTATGGAAGAAAGATTTATTGAGATTAGATTTTATTATTACATTAAAAAATTATTTGCTAAGTTTAGAGATTCAATATATGTAGCTGATATTATTCAAGCCTATTGTAATATAGGTGGTATAGATTCTAGTATTATCAAAGCACAGATTAGATGGATAAGACAGAACAAAGGACTGGTATCTACATATGCAGATGAAGCAGTATATGTAGCAAGGAAGGTAGGTATATCCTATAGACAACTAGCTAAACAAACTGGTGTATCTGTAGCAACACAGTGTAGATTAAATAAAGAGTTTGATATGCACCCAGAAAGATTTGTTAATTTAACTAGGAGAACTGATGATGAAACATTCAATGCCATAAAAAGATTTATGTTGATAGTAGATATACTAAAGGAGGTATAATATGAAGAAGTTTATTGACATACCATTTAAAGAAAGTGAAACAGCATTTATAGAGATGCAAGAATTATTTAATGACATAGGTAGAGAAGCCTTGTTCATGAACCATTATGAATTATCTGAAAGAACAGGCGTGTCCCCAATAGATTGGAAGACATTCTTAATGGACCCGAGAGTAGCAGCATTTATAGATGAAGAGTTTAATTTACTTAAGAAATCTAAAGTAGCAATCATGCTTAATACTGTAGATACTAATAAGAATACAGGACAAGCACAACTACTTAATACATTACTTAATCAAACTAAATCAGAAGAAAGAAAGGAAGGACCTGTATTTATTTATACCCATGTTCCACTTAATAAACAAGAGATGGGTGCAGGTAACGTGAGAGAGTATGAAGATAACACAACTAAGAGTAACTAATGAATGTGCTTTTGCTAGACTAGGACCAGGCACAGGTAAGGTAGACAAACAAGAAGTCTATCCATGTACACCAGAACTATTAATAAAGTTAGGTATTAAAGAAAGTACTATACTTAAACTACAGAAGATGCAACAGCAGTCTATGGAAATAGATGACAGTTTACTTGAAGGACTTAGAGATTATCAAAAGGAAGATGTAAAGTACTTAGCACTTAGAAAGAGTGCAGGTTGTTTCAATGAACAAAGAACAGGTAAGACACCAACTGCACTAACAGTTATGAAAGTCAAAGGTGTAAAGAAATTATTAATAGTTGCACCTGCATCTACATTATATAACTGGTCTGAAGAATGTAAACGTTGGTTTGATAAGGACGCACCAGTATATGTAGTAGATGGACAAGCACATAAACGTAAAAGTATTATATCTAACTGGAAGACAGGAGTTCTTATAATTAGTTATGAATGTCTTAGACTAAACACTAGAGTTAAACGTGATGAGTATGGAGACATAAGTGAACTAGAAGAAACAGGAGATATAAAATATATTAAACTGCATAAAGATATAGATGGTTGTATATTAGATGAAGCACATAGAATTAAGAACCATAAGTCTAGACAAGCAGAAGCACTCTTTAGTTTATCGGATATACCTATAAGGCTAGCACTATCAGGTACACCAGCACCAGGTAAACAGCATGAGATATATAGTATATTACACTGGCTTTATCCTACAATATTTACAGGATACTGGAGATTTATAGATTACTACTTCGATCAGTTCGAGGAGTATGGACGAGATAGAACTTATAAAGTAATAGGTACATTCAAACGTGGTAAGAATGTAGAGATGCAACAATTCTTATCTGCTATTTCCACACGCCGCATGCGTGCGTCGGTCATGCCTTGGCTTCCAGATAAAGACAGACAAGTAGTTAAACTTCCACAAACTAAAGAACAAGTTAAGTATATTAAAGAACTTAATGAGAACTTTGAGATAGAAGGAACTGAAGTAGATGCAATTAATATACTAGCTAAGATAATGAAAGTAAGACAAATATTACTTGCACCTAAACTACTAGATCTAAAAGGTACATCACCTAAGATAACATGGATTAAACAATACATCGCAGATTATCCTGAGAAAAATATTTTAATCTTCAGTAACTTTACTGAGTGGCTTAAATTATTAGGTAAAGAATTAAACTGTAAGAACTTTATCATAGGTGAAACATCAAAGAAAGATAGAGAGCTATTGAAAAAACAATTTCAAGATGGTAAAATAAAATTGTTACTGATAAATATAAAGGCAGGTAAAGAAGGTATCACACTTGATAATGCAGATACAGCAATCTTCACCGACAAGTATCCACCTGTAGGAGATGTGCAACAAGCAGAAGATAGATTCGTTGCAACAACTAAAGACAAACTACATACAGGTCATACAATAATTGACTTAGTAATGGATCATAGTTATGAAATGAATATACTTAAGATGCTTGAATCAAATGCAAGTGAAGTAGATTTAATTAATAACTATGTTGCATACATTAGAAATGGAGGTGAAGTAGATGTATAACTTTGTTACTCTAATAGGGCGTATCAACTTTATGAATTCAGAATGTAACACCTTAGAAATTAAATGCATTAAACCATTATACGAAAACGATATTAAAGTTGGCACAGAAGAAGTATATATTCCAGTTATTGTTAGTGACTTAATGATGAAGCAAACTAAACAATACTGTAATATAAATGATATGATTGGTATCAAAGGCTATCTTAAAAATCAAGATAGTAGATTAATGGTAATGGCTGAAAAGATCACGGTCTTATCACATACCAATGATACTAATAGGAAAGGAGGTGATGACAATGAAGTTTCATAAAGCAGCAAGACAGAAATTAAAAGCATCTATAATGATTGAAGGACTACAAGGTTCAGGAAAATCAGGACTAGCACTTCTAATTGCTAAAGCATTAACTGATGACTGGAGTAAGATCTATGCTATAGATACAGAGAACAGATCATTAGATTTATTTGAAGGAATTAAAATGAACACAGGTGATGCGTTCGGTGCATTCAATAAAGTAGACTTAACTATTGAAGATGGTTATGCACCTAGTAATTACTTAGCACTTAGAGATGAAGCTATTAAAGAAGGTGCTGAAGTAGTAGTCATGGATTCTATATCACACATGTGGAACAGAAAAGGTGGACTACTAGACTTAGTTGCTGAAGCACAAGCCAATGGATTAGACAACTATAGAAGTTGGGGAACAGAACGTAATAGACGTGAGAAGGAATTACTTAATGACATAGTTCGTAGTAAAGATGTACACGTTATAACTACAGTTCGTATCAAAGAGAAGTTCGGTATGGAATATGATGAGACTAAAGGTAAGACAACAGTTGTATCTTTAGGTGAACAACAGATCCAACAAGACGGACTTAAGTATGAACCAGACTTAGTATTACGTATGTTAGAGCCAGGCAATATGGACGGTACTAATCCTAAGGTGTTAGTAATTAAATCTAGATACGCAATCCTTAAGACAGGAGAAGAGTATGAAGTAAATAATGAATTACTATCACAACTAAGAGCTTACTTAGATGAAGGAGTCGACCCTGAAGTTATCTTTAAAGAACAAAGAGAACAACTAAGTAAAGCAATTAAAGAATACTGCAACACACCTACAAAGAAATCTATATGGAAGGCACTTAAAGATAGTAGTGGTTACACTGGTAAATTAGATGACATGCCATTAGGTTTAATGAAAGAGTTGTATAAAAAATTAACTGAAGAATAGGAGATAAAAGTATGAATAAAGAAATAAGTTTTCCAGAGTTACCTACTGAAGACATGCATGCAGAGCATACAAGTGACACCCTTGGTGCTGACAAGGTAGCTTATACAGAATTGACAAAAGAAGAATTAATCAAGGTGTTAGAAAGCAAAGATAAAAGTTTAGATAATTATTCACATATGGGCGAACAACATAAGAAGGAGTTAGATAATATGAATGAGTATTATGTAGCTCGTATCAAAGAATTAAATAGTATTATAGCATACTATGAAAGAAAACTAAATGTACTTAAAGATATAATTACATTAGAGACTGATAAAGGGGGTGACAAATAATGCTTAACTTTAATGCACTACCTAAAGATAAACCTAATAATAATACTGTAACTGCAGGTACATACTTAGCAACTATATTCAAAACACAAATGCAAGTTAGTAAAACTACAGGTGCAGAGTATTTAAACGTATCATTCAAATTAAAAGATGGTGGTTTCGTTAATGAAAACTATTTCGATAGTGATAAACAATTCCTTCAATGGAAACTTGGTCGTCTACTTCAAGCATGTAACGTTACATTAAGTGGCGAAGGTACACTTAAAGATGTTGCAAAAGTTATACAAGGTAAGTCTGTTATCATAGATGTAGCAGTTAATGATAGAGGCTATGGTTCATTAGATTATTCTAATGGTGATGGTATCTATAGTACTACTGAAAAAGCTACACCTAATGAAACAATGGACAAAGATGTAGAACAAGCAATTGAAGCAGACATCTCATCTGAAGACTTTTAATGAATAGTTTCTTTGAATACTATTTTTACGAGTATGATTTTTCTAAAAGGGAAACAGCAGTATGCTGTCCATTCCCTCATCATACTGAGTCTGGCATTGAATATCATGAGACTAATCCAAGTGCACACATTAACTTGGACAAAGGTCTGTTTCATTGTAAAGTATGTGACGTAGGTTTATCTGAAATCTCATTCATATCTAAAGTATTAGGTACTAGTTATGAAGCAGCAAGTAAGATAGCCAAGTTGTTCACGACCAAAGAAGATAGATATACCTGGAATAAAGATTATAATATCTCAGAAGAGATAAAAAATAAATGTATTAATCTTGGTATCTCAGAGAAAGTTATAGATGAACTAGAACTTAAAACTGAGATGGGAGATGAAATATCTTTTCCAGTATTTATGTATGGTAAGTTAGTTGATGTCAGAAGTTATAGACCTCAAGACAGAGCTAACAAAATAAAGAGTAGAGTAGGTGCTACTTCAGGATTAATTATTCCATTTGATATATGGACTAAGACACCTACAAATAAATGGACTATCATCTGTGCAGGTGAGAAGGACATGGCTGTAACTAGAAGTCATGGCTTCAATGCAATCACACTAACAGGTGGTGAGAAAGCATTACCTAAGATGACAACCCCATTCAAAGATCGTAAGATAGCAATATGTTATGATAATGATGAAGCAGGTATTGCAGGTGCTAGAGCACTGGCATCTGAGTTAATTAAATATGTTAAAGAAGTTAGAGTAGTTACTAACTTTCATGAAGTGTGTAAAGAACATGGAGAAGATCTAACAGATTTCTTTACTAAATACAACAAGACTAAAGAAGACTTAATGAAGTATGTCTTAGCAACTCCAGCATACACAATAGAAGAAGCCAAAGAAGAGATACAGAAAAGACGACCTCTGATATCTTTACTTGAAGCATCTAAACCACAGTATATAAATAGAGTAGTTCAATCTAACATACAGGTAGTTGCAACTTATGAAACTGCAATGCCAGTACCTACTACAATATATGCTAAGAAATTAAATAGTAATGGAGATGCTAAGTACAATCAGATGAATGTAGGTGAAGAAAGAACTTGGGAATTATCTGAGAACAATTGTCAAGATATACTTAAGTTAATAGATAACAACTTCACCGAAGATCAGATTCGTGATAACATAAGATCTATATTAGGTATAAGTAAATATGAAAGAGACGTAAGGATAGAGAAGCCCACTAAGGATACTGTCTATCAATGTAATGTAACAGATTTATTTGAAGCCACTGCCAAGGATATAGCAACCATTGAGTTTACAGCGTATGTCCTAAAGAAAAGATTAGAGAGTGGTAAGAAATATCTGATTACATATAAATTAGTTCCACATCCATACAAAGGACAAAAACTAATTATGATTATAATAGATGTTGAAGAAGCCTGTGATAGTATAACTAATTTTAAGATAACTGATGAAGTAAAACAAGAATTAGATTTATTTAAAAATCTAGAAGGTACTGTTAAAGAAAGAGTACATACATTATCAGAGATGGCTAAAGCATACATAGGTTATGATGGTTACAATAATCTAATAGAAGCAATCGATCTTAGTTTTCATACCGTACTAGAATTTAACTTCGGTACATTTAAAAACATAAGAGGATACTTAGATACACTTATTGTAGCAGAGAGCCGTGTAGGTAAATCATCAACAGCTGAAGCATTACAAAAGTTATATAACCTAGGAGCCTTCACATCATTAGCAGGTAACAGTGCAACTATACCAGGTATCATAGGTGGTAGTACTAAAGTAAATGGTAGCTATCAAACCAGAGCAGGTTTAATACCTATGAATCATAGAGGCTTAGTTATCTTCGAAGAACTGGCTAAATGTAATAGTAACTTAGTTAGGGAACTTACAGATATAAGAAGTAGTAACCAAGTTAGAATAGCCAGAGTAAGTGGAACACTTACATTACCTGCATTAGTTAGAATGATAACCTTAACTAATGTAAAGAATACAGGACATAAAATAAAACCTATTAACTCATATCCAAATGGTGTAGATATATTAGTAGAACTAATAGGATCACCTGAAGATATAGCAAGGTATGACCTGATGTTAATATTAGGTGAGCAAGGTAATAGAACAACCAATCCTTTCTGGGAGCCTATTAAACCTTTCGAACCAAAAGCATATCAAACAAGAATAAGATGGGTTTGGAGTAGAACAGCAGACCAAGTATTAATAGATAAAGAAGTTGGTACTTACATAATCCAGAAGTGTAATGAACTAAATACTAAATATGATTCACATATAAAAATATTCGGAACTGAGGCATGGAAAAAGGTAGCTAGATTATCAATAGCAATCGCAGGTTATTTAGTTTCAACAGATACAAGTTACGAGAGAATCATAGTAACTAAGGAACATGTAGATGCAGCAATAGATTACTTAGTCAGTTGTTATGATAATAGTACATTCAAACTTAAAGAGTATGTAGCAATGGAAAGATTATATAATGAGATTGATGATGATGGTATAGCATTACTTCAAGATCTATATAATTCTAATGCAAGTATTCTATTACAGTTGGAAAGACTAAACAGAACTAATAAACAAAATATCATGGCAGCCACAGGATTAGAAACAAATGATTATAATAAGTTCATGCAAAGATTAACTCAAGGACTATTCGTTACCTATGAAGGTTACGATATAATACCTACTCAAAGATTTAGATTAGGTATGTCCAAGATTAATAGAGCAGGAAATATACATAGGGTAGGTGAATACGATGCGTAAGATTAAAACTATAAAACAAACTATAATAAATAGTAATGAAGATTTAATCAAAGCAATTAAACATTATAGAAGGATGGCGAAGGACAGCCCCATATTCTTCGATACTGAAACCACTGGCCTTAATATAAAATACGATAAGCCTTTTCTAATTCCGTGGGGTTACGTAATAGATGACACAGCATTTATATACTGCGTAGATGTTGATCATGATGAGCATCTATTCAAACAAACTGCCATGGCGATAGTAGCACTAGCTAAGATAGGTGGATTAGTGGGACACAATATTAAATTTGATATACATATGTTAAATAATATTGGTGTTAGAACGCCTGATGATATTCATTATTCTGATACAATGATATTAATCAGGTTAGCACATGATGCTCTGACTCCGACAAATGGAGGACCACCACTTGGATTAAAAGATTATGCAGTAAGATATATAGATAGGACTGCTAAAGATAATGAGCAGTTAGTTAAAGACGAACGTAAAGGAATGGCTAAAGAATACAATGCTCGTCTTAAAGAAAAATTATATAAGTTAGATCGTAAATGGACGATCGCCTATCTTAGTGACTACTTCAAAGATGTGCTTCATAGTGTAGATACATTAGATGAGAAAACAAAAACTGTTTATCTAGAATGGTATAATACTTTACCTGAACAAATAAAAAACAATATGACATTAGGTCATGTTGAAACTGATAACATTCCATACAATTTATTATCAAGACCTAAGGTAACTGAGTATGCAATGTATGATATAGTTTGGACTATGGAAATATATTATAGATGCAGTGCTGCAATAGTAGCACGTGGTAATACAGAAGGACTTAGACGAGAGGAAGAAATTATACCAGCGTTAGTTCGTATGGAAGATTGTGGATTTGAAATAGATGAAGCGTATGTTAGACAAGTAACTAAAGACTTAGCTGCATATCTTAAACAGCAACGCTCAGCCCTATACCATCTAATTGGAAGTCACATATCTGTAGGACAGAATGCTAAGATAAAAGATATCCTCAATAATAAATATGGTATAGATGTACCAGGTACAGGTAAAGAAGATCTAAATAGAACTTATGATGAATTAAAAATAACACAACCTGACTCAGAAGTTGTTAAGTTTATTGGATTACTTCAAGAAATAAGAACTTTAGAAAAATGGTATGCTACCTACTTACTTAGATTTGTAAGGGAACTTGACCAAGGTCATAACAGAATCTATACACAAATAAATCAAGTTGGTACTGTATCAGGTAGAGTAACATCAGACTTTCAACAATTCCCTAAGTATGGAATTAATAAAGAAGATGGAACACCGTTGTTTCATCCACGTAAGATGATATTAACTACACCTGGTTACAAAGGTATAGCATATCTGGATTATTCCCAAGTTGAACTAAGGTTGCAAGCACTATATACAATCCTTGTTGGCAGTCCAGACCTGAATTTATGTAGGGCGTACATGCCGTATAAGTGCAAGCACATAGTTAATGACGGAAGTATAGGCTGTGACTTATATCAATATCATTATGAAGATTTTGATTATACTAATCCAGAACATATCAAACATGCATATGATTGGGACTGGTACTTAGATGAAGAGTTAAGTAAGAAGTGGACACCAACTGATGTACACGCAGCAACTACACACGTAGCCTTTCCAGATCTAGATATGAATTCAGATGAATTTAAAAAACTAAGAGGTAAAGTTGGAAAACGTGTGAATTTCGCTTGACGTTAATGGTCATATATAATATAATAGTGTTAACTTCGGAGGTGAATAATGGAGTTAACGTGTATTGATTGTAATAAAAAATTTGAAGCAAAAAGAAAAGACACATTAAGATGTCCTGTATGTAAGAAGAAACATGCAAGTTATAGAACAATGTTATCTAGAAAAAAGAAACACCCAGAAATAGAAATAGGTGTAGGTAGTGGTAACAGTTATAAGAACAAACATCAACCATTAGGAATACAAACCTATAGACGAGCTAAGAAAACTAAATGTGAGTGGTGTGGTTCAAATAAAAACTTGTGTGTTCATCACAAAGATGAGAATAGATACAACAATGATATAAATAATTTAATAACTATTTGCAAACGTTGTCATCAAACTCATCACACTGTGAGGAATATGACTACAGGACGTTACGAGGCGAAGTAAAATCCCTGAAAAAAACTGGAAGGCTGAGATGCTAATCAGAGGTGAAGGCGAAAGCCAGCCGCAACGCATAGGAATTGAAATAATATTCCCACGAGGCAGGGACATCGAAAGATGAAAAGATATGCTGAGCTTACAGGAATAAGAACTGTAAGAAGTAAAAGATAAAAAGCTTTTACGATAACAAAACTGAAGAATTATGGAGCACAATTTAATAGAATAAAAGTTATGTTCCCTGATTATGATGATGAAACTATACATAGAATAGATGATGCATACTATACTGCATTTCCAGGTGTTAAGAAATACCATGAGTATTGTAATGAGATAGTACAGGCACAACCTTATGTAGAAAATCTATTCGGTGTTAAGTATTATGGATTATCAGCACATAAACTTATTAATTGTTTAGTACAGGGTAGTGGTGCTTATCTACTTAAAGAAAGAATAAAAGAAGTAGATGAGTACATACAATCTAATCATTTAAAAACTAGAATGCAAATGCAGATACATGATGAGATTAGTTATGAAGTATATCCTGGTGAAGAGAAACATGTATTAGAATTCAAAAGAATCATGCAAAAGTTTGAAGGAAGTTATGTACCAATAGTTGCAGACTTAGAATTTACTACAACTAGTTGGGCAGACAAAGAAGAATGTGAGGAAATAAAATGAATATAGATATGTTAACAATTATATTTTATATATTAGCTATTGTGCTTATTGCATTTATGATTATAGATATGATCATAGATAAGATAACAATGCACTACTTAAATAAAAAAGTTAATAATAAAATAGATAAAATATTAGATGATGCTTTGGCAGAAGCAATTAAAGAAATAGAGTCTCAAAGAGATGGCTCTAAAGAGTAGATATATATTAGCCTTAGACCCTTCTGGTAATTATAAGGAGGGTCTAGGTACTACTGGTTGGTGTTTATTTGACCAGGAAACAGATAAGATAAGTAAGTTCGGTGTAATCGCTGCCACCAATTACAAAGACCAATATAAATATTGGGACGCACATATAAGTCTTATCGATTCACTTGCAGGATACAGACCTGAGATAGTTATAGAAGACTATCTATTATATAGTAATCGTGCACAAAATCAAATCAATTCTAGATTAGAGACACCTCAATTAATAGGTGTATTAAAATATGAAAGTTATAAGCGTGGACTATTTGTAACTATACAAACAGCTATGCAAGTAAAAACTAGATGGTCTGATGAGACACTATGTAAAAGAAATTATTTAACTAAAAAAGGTAGATACTATTACATAGGAACTTGTAGAACTACAGATCATATTAGAGATGCTGTAAGACATGCAGTACACTTTAAAACATATACAAGTAGATATAATAAAATAGGAGGAACTTATGGAAGAGAAAAAAATACCAGAAATTACAATCTACACTAATGGTAGGGACATAAAAATAAAAACTGAACTAAAAGAAATAGACATTGAAACAGCAGAAGCTATACTTAATAGCACGGCTAAAGAACTTATGGGATACTTTAACAAAGACTTAGCTGATACAATAAAGTTTTATAAGAACATAATAATATGTTGTGCAATAGCAGTTGTTGTACTATTCATAACAGTGTTGAGGTTATTATGTGCATAGAAGAACTAATAGTAAATAAGAATGTATTAGATGTAGCAGTTAAAAATGTACAAAGTTTAAGCCATGAGGATTATGCACTGGTAAGAAAAGATTACTTCGGAGCAAGTGATTCATCTATATTATGTGGTGTTAATTTATACAAGACATTAGATCAATTAATTATAGAAAAGAATAATAAGTTTATTACAGATGAAGAAAAAGCAGTTGGAGAAAAACCTATAGTTAAAAAGGGTTATGATTTAGAACCTATTATATTAGATAAAGCAGCAAAGGAATTAGATGTTGAGATTTTAAAACCTAAGGATATGTTTAAGTTTAAAGATGTAGATGGATTAAGTGTAAATTATGATGGTGTTGTAGAACTAAAAGATAATGTACTTATACCTGTTGAAGCAAAGTTAGTTAGTAAATATGGTGAGAAGTACTATAATAAATTAATAACTATTAACGAAGCAAAGACAATAAATTTAAGTACTACATCTACAGATTTAGAAAGTCATATAAAAAGAATTGCATTAAAATTTGGGATACCAGCATATTATTATACACAAGTTCAACAAGAGATTGCAGGATTAGATGCACCATATGGTTATCTAGCAGCAATGTTTGATGATAGCTGGACATTTAAACTATATTACATACCAAGAGATGATTATGTTATAGGTAAGATATATGGCAAATGTGTAAACAACATAAACAAAATAAAAAGAGATACTAAATAGTATCTCTTTTTTTTTATTTCGAAACGCTCTGTCTATAACTATCTGGCAGTTTTAGTTTACGTGTTGCTCTATTATACTTACTGTTAGATTTGTATCTTCTATAGTTATTCATGTACCAGTTTGGTGCGATTGAGTTAGTACTTGATAACCATCTATCTATGTTCTTACCACGGCTGAAGTAATATCTATTAGTTGTGAATTTATAATTCATAAATGATCTATTATCTTTAGCATAGAATCTACGACGAGGGTATCTACGCCAGCCTGAAGTATAATAGAATTCTCTATATAACTTAGGATACTTACGTGTATGCTTAGGATACATTTTAGCATAGACACTTGGTATGTAACTACGTCCTTGTGCAATTGTATTTAGTCTTGCTATATTAGAAGAGAGTGGATTTAATTGTTTAGGCTCTTCTAATCCAAACATTACTCCAAGGAATGGATTAATTCTTTCCTTGAATTCAGAGAATGGCGAAACTAATAATGTAAAGAAACCTATAGGCGACATACCTGTCTTTAGCATAATATTATTACCAAAGACTTTAAGTCTTACGTTACCTGCTAAGAAGTTATATTGTAGGTAGTTACTATTTCTTACGTCGTCCCATGTATAGTCCCCGTTGTTATAAGATACTTCAAGCAAGTCTAACCACGCTCTAAATACATCTGGGTTCTTAGTTATACCTTCGTTTAGATAATAGAATAAGTTATTGATTGGGAACGTAGAGAACCAGAATATTTCTTCTATAGTTTTAGCATAAGGTTCTTTTAGTTTATAGTCAAAGTGTGTATTTGTAATAGTACGTATAGCTTCAGTAAAGTCTTTGCCTTCATCTACTAGCTTTAAGAATAAACCTAGTCTTGATGATTGTTCTATCTGGCTATTAATATCATTAACTAGTCTGACTGGACTATACTTACCATATAATATTTTTTCATTGTATGCATTAAGCCATAGTTCAGTTACACTTGCACCGTCAGCTAAATTATATTTAAGTAACATATCTTCTAAGGCATCTGATAAACCACCTGATGCACTAGACATTGCAAACATATCTACTAGCATATAGTTGATACGTTCTTCGTCTGTCATGTTCCTTAGATATGCTCTTACTATACGCTTATTAAGTGTTTTATTATTAGTTGACTTAAGCATCTTCTCTTGCACATCATTGTACCAAGACCATAGTTGCGTTGCTTTACTATAGTATTGCATATTAGTACCTATATCTAACAAGCCACCACTTGATGCTGCATTCTTAAAGATGGCTGTATCTAAGAAGTTTCTCATTAAGAAACCTGGTGTTGTTAGATAAATACTTTTGAATGTAGATACTAAGAACTGCTTATATGCTTTATATACTTTATTAGATATAGCATGTTCATTTACAGCAAGTACAGCATTTCTATATACCTCGTGTGGTAAACATACTGCCCCAGCCTTAATTGCTTCATTTAACTGTGTTCTATTGGTTATGTGGATCTTGTATATCGTTGGCTCACCTTTACGATTCTCACGCATGATTGCTGCAACATAATATCCTTTTTCGAAGAAGTTATTAATTTCTTCATCTGTAGCCTTACGAAACATAGGCTTAAGAGTTTTGATTGCATAGTCATCATTCATAAACATATGTAAATATTTATGTTCACTGTTTACTCTTTTAACTGCAGCCATAGTTCCACCAAATGCACTACGATACAAGTCCGTGGTAGCAAGAGGAACATCCATTCCTCTATCGAGGAATGCATCCATACCTAAATTATAGACGTTATTAATAGTGTCATAATGTCCTACCATAACTAAATTAGGTCTTAGTATTTTCTTTTTGAAAAAGTTATTAATTCCATTTTCATCGATTTTTGAATACGTTTTTTGTAATGTTAAGTCACCTACATATTTTCTAAGAGCGTTTGACTCTTTAAGAATATTATAGTTATCTAAGTCTAACATCTGTCCTGTAAATAATTCATCAGGCAAGTCCATACCATTCCAGTAAAAGTAATCTCTGTTAGCTTTGAACATATCTGTAATAGCTTGTTGTTCCTTATCAAAGATATATGTAGGTACTATATATTTATGTTTCTTAGGTCTTATAGTATTATCTGTTCTTCTAATTAAATAGATACCATTAGAACCTTTATACTCTTGTATATTAGCTATTTCGATACCTGCTTGTTGTAATTGTTTAGCAGTGAATTTATTATCAAAACCTGCATCTGTTTGAAAGAACATCATACCATCTGTATTGTAGTCTATAAAACTTCTAAGTTCTCGAGCAGTGTAGGAATTAAGATTCATGGCAAGACCTTGCATTCTTTCTTCTAACATAAAGCGTTGTACTTTTTTATCATTCATAGGTGTATCTAGTGTGATACCATAGCTTTTAAGTATATTACGATATTCTTTATTCTTTATTCTCTTACGTATTTTAGTTGTGTCATTACACAAGTCATCTAATATACGTGTACGTTCTAATGCTTCAACATCTTGTTCATGATATCTTTGTATGTTAGATATGTTTGCTTTCATAGTTTCTGGAGACTTATAGTATTGTCTTATGTCTCTAGTAGCAAACTGTCTAATATCAGATATAGTATTAAGTGGAGCATTGTTTATAATTTTATCATACACAGTCTCATCTGTAACACCTGAGTGTGTGATATCTTCTAGGTCAAAGAACAAACTAGCAGGGTCTTCATTATAATCTATTCTTTGTCCATAAGTAAAGTCTAGTTTATTAAGTAGATTAGATTTATTAGTTAACTTGTCAGATGTAGTTGGATCTAAATGTCCCATTCTTTCTAATATCTGTTGGAATTTAAGTGCAGTGTTTTTATTATAGTGTACATTTTTAGTATACATATACCAAGCATACACGTCTCTATCTGAAATTACTCTGAAATAACGTATAGGATCTTTGGGTCCAAAGTATATTGTTGGATCTCTATATACAAGTGAAAGAGCTTGTCTATAAGCATTAATTGTATCTGGTTTAAATACTTTAAATTTATCTATATAATCATAGATGTATTTAAACCTTGTAATAAATGTAACATACTCTAAGTTAGTATCTATATCTTTTATATTTACAGGTAAGTTAAGTAGATTAGGTTGTACATTTCTTGCACCTATAAAGTCATACATATCTAACTTCTTAACAGCTAACATACCGTTAGTAGTAGACCATTCATAAGCATTCTGCATATTAAGTTCTTGTTGTACGTATTCATCAAATCTTTCTTTAGTTATATACGCAGCAATATTATGTATTGTTCTTGTGCCTTCACTGTTGTACATTTTTGTACGACCTGTAGCATTTTGCACAGTCATGTTAATCTTATCTATATCATTAAACGTTCTTATTAATATACGGCTCATTGTAGAATCAGAACCATTAATGTAATTTAATACGAACTGTTTAAAGTATTCACTATATTCTTCAGGGGTTAGATTAGTCTTTGTTAGATATTTCATAGATGAATAGTAACCTTGTTTATTTCTAGAAGTCTTACTACCATTACCTGTTATTGTAAATAAGTTTGGTAGTATATCACTTATAGAATCAAAGTCACGTTCAATATATTCACCACCCATGTATAATATAAAATCTGATAAGTCTCTTACAAGCTGCACGTTATGTGTATTATCATTAAGTGCTTTAAGTACGTCTTGATACATAACACCTAGGTAACGTAATTCAGATACAGTTTTATCTGTGAATAGTTTAGAACCCCAAGTTAAATTAGTTTCAGAGTGTAGTCGATCTATTCTATTTAATGCAATTATATAATTGGCAAAAGCATTTTGTACATTCTCTTTAATTTCTTCTATTGCATTATTATAAAATGACATATCATCATACTGACTATACATTAATTTATACTCGAGTTCATTTAATTCTTCTCTAAGTACTTCTCCGTCTGCCCAATCTGATCCGTCTAACAATTGCTTTAGTTCATTATATCTATCTAATTCATATTCAGATAGTGTAGTACCAAGTCTTACAACTTTAGGTACATCATTATGTTTAGCAATGTCATCTATTATTCTATCTGCAGGCCAGTCTCTTTGTAATTGTTTTAAAAATCTACTTATCATCTCAGGTTGTTTCTTAAATATATCAGACATACCTAAGTCATGTTTATTAACACCTGGTCTATTACCAAACTCTTCATAGTATTTATATACATTGTATAATAGACCTTTTAGATAATCTTGAAGTTGAGAAGAAGTCTTATAAGATAATAACTCAGTGTTAAGGAAATTAACAGTAGCATTATATTGGTCTAAAGTAAGTAATAAACTGTCTATATACTTAGCTTCATTCTTTTTACCTGCATTCTTAAGAGTTTTAATTATCTCATTCATTCTTTGTCTTGCAGCACTATTAGGATCTAATAGATTGTTAAACCATTGTTGATGTTCTTTACTCCACGACTCATACATAGCAAGTAACTCGTCATGGCCTAACCAGAACATACCTTGTTTAGACATTGTGAAATGGTAAATAGCCATGTCTGCTTCTTCAAGTAAATCTAAAATACTATTCATAACTTTAAGTGTTTTATCTTGTGTTAAGTATTTATCAAGATTAGTTATCATAGACTGTTGAGGAAGTGTAAACTTAATTTTATCTGCTTTAATATCTGATACCCATCTGCCTACTTGTATCTGTAAATCCTGTAGATTTTGTACAAAACGTTTTACAGATTCTTTACTATAACTACCTGATTCATTAGTGTCAAATGTAAAGTTGATTACTTTATCTATTACTTCAGAACGTTCTTCAGTAGGATTGATGTAAGTACCAAGTGCTTGGTCTAATTCCACACGTTGTATATCATCAAACGTTCCTACTATTTCAGATACTTGTTTTTGTATTTCAGGTAATAGTTCAACATCATCTAATTTAGATGCAGTCTGTACAATATCCTCATACACAGCACTTGTATCTGTGAATTGACTAGCTAGATTTTTATATTCTTGTTTATCTAAATAATCTAACTTTATATTTTTAGGTTGTAGAAATGCTTTATTTACATTTTGTAGTTTTTTACCAAGTTCTTCTTGTTCTAATAAGTCACCTGTTCTAGCAGAAGTTACAATCTTTTTTAGATGTTTATAAATCTTAGAGACTTGTTTAGGATCTGCACGATTTAATTTAACAGCAGTAAGTAAGTTGACTATTTGTTTATAGTTACTTAAGTTAATACCTGCATAGTCTAATAGTGAAGATACCTTCATAAATAACTCTGGATCTTTTTTATTAAGAGCATCTAAGTATTTAGGTAGGTCAGCTAAAGTATATTGTACTCCATCTATTTCAAAATAATTAGACATAATGAAGTTGATACGATCAGCGTAATCTAGTTGACTTAATTCATTACCACGTTCTAAGTTTCCACGATGTCCTGTTTCTTCAAACCATGCTTTAACTTCTTCATCAATATCTGTTTTAAATGAATTGTACATAGAAGTTTCAGCAGCGTCAGCAATAACTGTGTATTCCCATAGAGCTTGATATAAATCTTCTAGATCATCTGGTCTGATTTCTTTAATAGTTTGTGTAATCTCGTAGTCTATATTAGGCTGTGCAATAAACTTAGAATATTTACCTTTAGGTAAATCTGTAATTTGTTGTAAGTTTTTATATACTTTACCTTCATAGATTACAGAGTTAAGTTCAGGCATTAAACTAGCAAGTCTTTCTTTAAACATTTGATCTATTACAACTTTATCCATACGCTGAGCATAAGTTGCATTCTTATATACATTCACATATAACTGTTGTAAATAGTCAGTAGATATATTGTATCTCTTTAATATATCTGCAAATGTTTCATAAGTTTTTTGATTTAGTTTATAGTTATTCTCACCTATAGTTTTTAATTCACGTCTGAATGCAGCAGGAGTATTATTCATTACTTTCTTAGTGTCAATCTTTTTTCTAGATTGTACCCAAGCATTCCACTGTGCCTTAAAGACATGCTTATTAAGTTGTTCAAATACAACCTTACCTATTCCCCAAGCAGGAGATATTCCCATAGATGCTATAATTAAAGCGTCATTAACTGTTGCAACAGCTTTAGTAAACTTAGTAATCTGAAGATATTGATTATAACCATCAGATACTCTAATATCTTTAATAATATTAGCAAGTTGTTTATCTGCATCTAAAGATAGTAATTGATCGTATGCTGTAATTGCTTCTTGTATTTCTTTATATTTAGGATTAGTAACAGATACCTTCTGTATTTCATCCATTAGATATTTTCTATTGTCACTAAGTCTATCTACAATTTCACTTACAAGTTTATCATTGCTGTCTGTTAATGCATCAGATATAACTTTACTTATGTTTCTATAACCTGCGTCAGTTATTGTACTTGCTAGCGTTTCACCTGCTTCTTTGGCAACGATTTGTTTAGTTGTATCTAATAATAAATTAGTACCTGTTTTACTTGCAGCATTTGCTCCCCAAGTAAACCAGTTAAGTGGATCTGATATAACTTCTCCAACAAAGTCAACTATACTTGAACCTGTGTTCCAGTTGTATTGTTGTCTGTATTCATCTTCAGCCCAACCTAAAGACTTAGCAAAGTCTGTTGGACCTCCACCACCAGCCCAAGGCATTAAACTTTTTACTGGATTTGCTAAGATATCCATTGTACCACCAATAGATTCTAAGCTGTTGATTAATAATTTAGATGTGTCACCTTCAAGTAATGGATCTAGTGCACGTTCTTTTAGCATGACACCAAAACCTAATACACTATTTAGTATAGGTATTTCAGTAAAATTACCTAAGCCAGCATCATTTAAAGTATGTCTAAGTTGTAGTGTACCTACACCAGGCTTACCTAATATTAAATCACCTAAGTCTTTAACGTGCTGCCTTTGTACTGAAGTTCTATTACGATTATATACATTGTAACTAGTTACTCCAGGAGGAGTTAGCTTAGGTGGATTTAATCTTGGTGCACTTAGTCTAGGAGCAGAAAGAGAAGGTGGTGATAATTTTGGTACGTCCATGTTTATTCCTCCTTCTCTGTTTAGTTTTTATTTAGTACGCTATTAATGTAATCATATACACTTGAAGTACCATTATAATTATTATTAATGTTATTAGTAGTATAATTAAATGCTTTAAGTACATCTCCGTTGTATGCTCTTAGAGCATTATTAAATACCCAATTAACTTCATCTGCTGGTGCTCTAGCAGCTGTGTTATATGCACCTATGTTAGCGTTAGCACTTAAGTTATTACTCCACATTTCTGCATTAGATAATAATCTCTGTGCAAGTAATGCTTGATTAGCTTTATAGATTTCTGCATTAGATAACATATCTTGACCAAATCTATCTGTATCATTTTGATATAGAGTAAGCGAGTCTTTAGATAATGACTGTGCTAGTTTATCAAAGTAATTTCTAGCATTTAATTTAGCTTGTGCATCTGAAAGTAGCGTATCATCTACAGCCTTCATTCTATTAGCAGCAACATCATTTTGATTAGTTGCATATTTAGTTAAGGCTTGTTGATTGGCAAGTACTTCATTAGCTGCTCTTTGTCCAGCAGTAGTACCTGATGCAATAGCTTCAGCCTTACTGTTTCTAATTGAGTTTAAATAAGATGTTCTATCAGCGACATCATTATATGTACTAGCATTATTTAGTTGGTCTGATTTGAATTCAGCCAAGTTCTTCTGAGCAGTAGTACTGTTCTTAATTAGATCATAATAATTATTAGGATCATAATCAATATTATGTAGGTCAGCTAATTCCTGCCCTGTCCAGAACTTAACAGGTTTTACATCTCTCATACCTCCATTAAGATCGATGTTGGTATCTTCGTATGTAGGAGCTGGTGCATAAGGAGCTTGTGTGACACCTGAGTAAATAGCATCTTCAATTTCTTTCTTAGTCATTCCTTTGATTTTATTAAGAGCAGGTAAGTAACCTGTCATTTGGTCCCAAAGATCTGTAGCTTCTTTGTGAGTCTTACCAGTATGACCTAGTGTTACTCCAACTTCAGTCCAGAACTCTTTAGAAAATACATTAGCACGGTTAGCTGTATCAAATGCTTTACCTGCACGCTCTGTATCTTTTAAGATACCTAGTGATCTTTTATAGGCTTTAGCATCTAGTTCCCCTGCTAAATACATATTACCTATAATATCTTCAGGTGATACACTATCAGACATTCCTAAAGATTTTATAGTATCTGCATATCTTCTGTACGCATTATAACTATCAGTACTTTTATCACCACGGTTTATAGTAGCTCCCAAAGCTCCTACAACAGCAACGATAGCAGCAATTGTAGCGGCAGTTCCCATAGTATCACCTCCTAGTATGTACGGGTATTATTAAATCTAGTACCCATAAGATTATTCATATATTTGCTAGCAAGTGTACTATCGCCAAGTGCTTGGTTATAGAAGTTCCAATATTGTTGGTACTTGTTAGCAGCAGTTGCATTGCCTTGTGCATTTGCTTGTGCAGCATTAGCAAGACCTGCGTATTTAGTTGAATTTGCTTTTGCAAGTGCAGCCTGTGTGGCTCTTGCAGATGAATACATATCTGAATAAGAGTCTAACGTATCTACGTATTGCTTAACATCTGATGTATTCTTATTGGCCGTAAGAGTAGATAGGTATGTACCTAAACTATTATAGTAATCTTTGGCTAGTTGTTTATTAGTTACTAATTCTGCATCTCTAGCTTTAGCAAGAGCATTGACTGATTGTAACATTCCATAATCATTAGCTGCATTTACTGCATTAGCATTAAGTTCTGTAGTAAGAGCATTGGCAGCAAGAGCAGCATTACTTACGGCTGTTGGTGCAGCATTAGCATAACTATCAACATATTCTTGTATTAATTTATCTGCGTACTGTGTATTGTTTCTAAGATAATCATTACGTAGTTTATTCTGTTCATTAATAGCAGAGTTATAATACTCATTAGTTTTTGTATTATAATCCTTTAGAATATTGTCATAGTTATAATCAATACCAAAGTGCTTTGCTGCTTCTTCAGCAGACATAACCTTTGGATGTTGTAATTCATAGATCATGTTTTTTAATTTTTCGATCTCTGCATTCTGCTGTGCAATAGCAGTATTATCTGGTTGAGCACTTGCTCCACCTGTATATGTAGGTGGTACATAACCTCTACCAGAACCAGAACCAGAGTCGTTAGATGTTGGAGTAGTAGTTGTAGTAGTGCTAGTGTTATTACTAGAGCTACTCGTGTTTGGTCTATCTAAAGAAATAGTTTGTCTTTTATTTTGTTTAAGGGCACTGACAACCCTTGTATCAGTAATAGGTATATAATTATTACCTGATTTATAGAAGTAAGCACCGTTGGCAGAGTACACAGAGTACTCTTTGCCACCAGTGTTTACAGTAGTTCTTGATTTATTACCTGTGATAGATGTATACTTAGCAAAATTAGGACTGATACTTGATAGAAAACTATTAGTTGTTGCTACATCTACTAGTTTACCTTTTTTATAAGTGTATCTTATCCTACCTGTTTTATCATAATAAGAACCTTGTACAGGATTGCCTTTATACTCTTTACCATTGGCATTGTAGACTTTCATCTATTATGCTCTCCTGATACTATCTTTATTAAACCAAGCAGTAACTTGAGAATAATCTTTAACGTTACCTTGTGCATATTGATTTAAAGCATAGGCATTAGTAGCACCAGATTTAATATCTATAACTTTCATAGTTTGTTCTGAGTACATTCTTGTTCTAGCACCAGATCCGTCTGATGATGCTGTACCTATACCATTAACTACAACTAAGTCTCCTTCCTTGATTGGTTCTTCAGGTGCTGGTGCTGGAGTATTAAATCTAGCATTAACAGCAGATTGTACTTCTTCATAGTTGTAACCAGCAGCTTCTAGTCTTTGTTGTCTTTCAGGCCAGTTACCCCACTCACCTGCAATAACTTCATCAACTATAGTATCTAAGGATTTCTTTTCTTCAGTAGGTGTATTGTCCATGAATGATGCACCATAAGCGTAGTCAGTTGGATCAATTCTTTGATCATTCTTTCTAACTTCAAAGTGTAAGTGACCACCATAAGCAGTACCTGTAGCACCCATGTAACCAATAACTTGGCCTGCTTCAATTCTGTCACCTACATTACATTTAACAGAACCATAAGCCATGTGTGCATATAGTGTTTGGTAACCATTGCCATGATCTATTTTAACATAGTTACCATAGCTTCCACCTGATTCAAAACCAGTAGAAGTGTTTCTCATAGCTATAACTGTACCTGCTTCTTTAGCACAGATATAATCTAAACAGTTATAACCATCTGGATGGTATCCTGTTAAGTCGATACCACCATGAAATCCTCCGTCTCTAGGACCGTAAGGACTTGTAGTAATTAGTTCATAATTCAAAAGTATCTTACTCATTATATCTCCTCCATTTTTCCATCGTAATGAATAGTCTCTTCATTAGCAACTGGAACTTCTTTGTCTGGAACAAAGCCTTTTATAATTTCTTCCATAATAATTTCCTCCTATTTTCTTTTACCTTTTCCGCATTTCTTTTTTCCGCAAGCAATTGTTATCCCCTCCTTTTATAGTATTAATAAATTAATTATTTTCTTTTCTTTCCTTTTTTGCCACAAGCCATTGTTATCCCTCCTCTCCTACTTTTTTAGCATATTTAATACTAGATAATCCTAACAGTGTACCAAGTAAAGTATCTATTGCAGTTATAGTAGCAGCTATTTCTTCTGGGTATGGTAAGTTCCATATATCTGCAACAGTTAAATAGAAAAATGCAAGACCTGGTAGTGCAGTTAGTGCTATCCATTTAAGCCTATCATAAGTTTTATTTTTCATACTCTTACCTCCTAGTACAATTATACCATAGAGTACCTATAAAATCTAGTAATAATTAAAAAGAGACAATAGTTATTGTCTCATTATATTATTCTTCCTTCATCATGACATTGTCTTATGTAGTCCAACTCGTGGCCTATATAAGAGTTGCCACCTAATTTAACATATTTTATATAAATTGATTCTATATGCTGATAATCTGTTTCATTTCTATTAAGTCCGTTTCTTAGACTTCCACTGAATTGTAAGATTTCAGCTTTGATTCTATCTAATTCATTATCTCTAACATCTGTTTCTAGCTTAACTATTCTTTCTAGAATCTTATCGATACCTAAGAATTTACCTACTAGTCTACCTATTAATGTAATAGGATTAAACTTAATAGGCGACACCTCTATTCCGAATAAAGCTAGCAATGCTATTAACCAAGCATACTTTTCAGCTAATATCTGTAGTATTTCCATTATCCGTACACCCTATCATACATAACTTGTATTTGCTTAAATTGAGCAGTGCCACTAGATACTTTAAGCGTTAGTTCATTTTTTACATAGACGTCTATAACTTTTGTAGTACCATCTGTATCTGGATTTGGATCAATAGTTCTTGGATCTATTTTATAGTATGCTTCTATACTATAAGTTTTAAATGTATCACTTATTTGTGTATCACTTATGTATGGTCCCAACTCTGTATGTATCAAATTATTTGCACTAAGTTGATAAACTGTATCATCTAATGCTCTAGTAAGATACACTCCTAATCCTATTATATTTAGTGGAGCAGTGGCTACATATTTAACTGTCATTTTTATAGCATGTTTTGAACCTATGTCTCCTCTATAATGTCCTTTTGTCCATGCACCTGTACTTCCTGAACTTCCATTGATACCTGTTGTGTTTATATTTATTGTAACACCTGCCGTATCAATGTTTTTATATAGAAGACCAGTGTCCATATAAAGATATTTAATAGAGTCCGCTTCTTCTATTTGATCATCTACTGTAGCACTTTTATCATCTACATATTTCTTAGTAGCAGGATGATAGTTTTCTGTAGGTGTGAATGCAGTAGTGTTGGTTTTAGCTAAATAATTTGCTAACTTGGTATCTACATTATTCTTATTATAATAATCAGAGAATTTTGTATCTATATCTGTTTTATTATAATAGCCTGACATATCTATACTAGACACTACCGTCTCGACAAACTTTTTAGTTGCTGGATGATAGTCACTAGTTGGTGTATATTCAGTTAAGTTATCTTTAGCTAAATAGTTTGCTAACTTAGTATCTACTTCGGTCTTAGTGTAACTATCTATAAGAGGTACTGAAGAGAACTTATCATCTACATATTTCTTAGTACTTGGGTTATAATCTGCAGTAGGTGTGAACTCTGTTGTATTATCTTTTGCTAAGTAATTAGATAAGTCAACACCAGAACCTGAGCCTTCTGCAACTTTATCATCCACATATTTCTTAGTAGCTGGATTATAATCACTAGTAGGAATATATTGTACTGTATTGTTAGTAGCTAACAACGGTAATGGAGCTTTACAAATACTTGCTGATGTGACTTTACAAGTGTCCCCAGTCCAAGATAGACTCATTGTTAATTGTATAGTTAACAACGTATATGCATCTGTACGACCAAAATTAAAATATCTATTATGTATACTTTCTATAGAGTATAACCAATAAGTAGAAGGTTTACTTTGAATGTTACTAGAATTGTTTATAAGCAAATATTGTTCATCATTATGCATTGAAGAAACAATAAATCCAATTGTGTTTAATCCACTTTTATATGCTTTATTTATTTTATCTTCTATTTTTAATATATCTTGCTTATCAATAGAAACGAATGTATTCTCAGACATGTGTGCACTTGCTTTAATTCTATAAATTGGAACATCAGAAACAGATTTTATTACATTACCATCTAGTTCAATGCCATCACCTGCAACTAATTGTTTATCAACTAGTTCATTAACTGCATCTACGACACTGTCTTTATCTGTAGTTTTAAGTGTACTTAAGTCTCCAACCATAGTAGTTGTAGCATAACCAGATAGATCCATTTCAGTTGTACCTATTAACTCCCAAGCATCATTGATATACATCCATTCCTCGTATACATTATGAAGTTTACCTGTAGTCATATGCTTGAAGTAAATAGTTGTTAAAGATATATTTTCAGTTGGTAGTTCATCTACGATCTGAATGTCAATACCTGCACCAGACCCAGAGCCAACTAGTATCTCATTAATAGCAGATACTAAACTGTTTTTATTATTAGTTTGTAAGTCATCTAAGCTACCTAGTATTTTATCTAGTCTCCTGTTAGTTCCGTTCTCTACAATAGAACTAGTAGTGGAGAATGGAATAAAAGGACTACGATCTTTATCTAATAGAACTTTAATTGGTATATTAGCCATGTGTCTCACTCTCCTTATTAACTTTATTATAACACGCTTTTGAATAATTAGCAATCATATTATGCAACCTCCTCGGTAACCCATTTAAGAGTACCATTTACATTCTTAAGAACTTGTGTTTTACTTGAGTTGTATCCTGGGATTCTGGTATAAAACTTTTCTAGTAATATATATTCATTTTTCTTATTACCATTAAGTGTATCGTACTTAATATGTGTTACTGTTATACCTTCATCTGCAACAGTATTATATGTAAACTTCATAGGAAGAACAGTAAGTGCTCTATGAGAATCCTCTGTTTGAATTAGAGAAATAGTACTAAATACTTTATATGTATTAGTTCGATTTGATGTTGGTTTAGTCCAATACATGACAAGAAACATATAATAACCTCTGTATGTTTTATCTTTTATACATAATAATACATCTTTACCATAGTTATTATTTATAATTTCATTAACTTGTGCTAGTGTTTCAGCATCTGTTATATTAACTTCTGCAGACATTACATTGTATGCAGATATATAGTATACAGGCATCATAGGTAGTGTGTTTAACATATCTGTAGTTGCAAGTTTCTTATTGACATACACTGGAATAACAAATGTGTAAGAGGATTCTATTTTAAATTGTAATGAATCGTTACCTTGATCTCCGCTACCATCTTTACGGTATTTAATTTCAATAAAATGTTCTCCAGCAGGTATGTCATAAGAAACTTGTTTAACAGCTGTAGATGCTTGACCTTTACAATTTAATTTGACTTTAGCACTACCTGTTGCACCATCATCTGTAGTATTATTAGCAAGTTCAGTATCTAATTGTCCAAATATACCATAGTCATAACTATTTTCACCTGAACTGATGTAAGGTATTGTAAGTGTGAATGCTAGTGGTGTGTTAATAGTAATTTTACATAAAGCCCAGCTATTTGCTTTTCCTTTATTATTACTTTCATAGTAACCACTATCATTAAGAGTAAATCCATACGTAGTAGACACGTTGGTCATAGTAGGAGTAATTTCTACAGATTCACCAGTGTGTGTATCATAATCAAATCCATTATCAACCAGGTCTTGTGTAGTCGGTAATGAATCAAGCTTTTCAGAAATTACATTTAATATAGAATCATCTACATATTGTTTAGTAGCAGGATGGAATTTATCAGTTGGTGTATAGTCATAGGTATTTGTTTTACTAAGATATTTAATATCACCTTCCCAGTTGGACACTATAGAACTGTGTGACAACTGTGTAGGTGCTCCATTCTTAACAGTCAAACTTACATAAGAATAAGTGTTTTGATTACCAAAATCACCAGAGTTAAACTTTGCAGAAACTTTATAATAACTAGGTTCTTTAAAGAATATAGATCCTGTATAAGTATCAAAGTCTATACCAGTTGTTGAACAACTATAGTACACACGATTAGTATCACTAACATCTATTCTATTTATGCTATTGGGACGTAAGGCACAAGGTATTCCTTTCCTTAGTGTATCATAAATTGGTTGTAATTCTGCAACATTAGTGTTATTGCCTATATTAATACCATTAAAAAATACCATATTAGCTCCATTGTTTTCAGCTTGTATTTCTTCTATAGTAGCACTAGACACAGTGAACACACTATTATCTGCATTATAATAACCTGTAATATTTATTCTATATGCTTTACTATCTGCGTTGAAACTAGATATAAACGACCAGCATTTATTAAGCACATCAACTGTAGTAATCTTTTCAAATGCTAAAAGCAGTCCTGTATTATCTGTATTAACATAGATAATAGCAAAGCCTGAGTCTTTATAGTCTTTCATATTAGTCATCATATCTGCAACTGCAGTATTTTCTAGACTATTTAGATTAGTTACAGGTACTGTTAAGTTATGTAAGATATCATCTAAGTTTCTATTAGTACCATTCTCTACAACTGAACTAGTTGTAACAAATGGAATGAAAGGATTTTGATCCTTATCTTTTAATACTTTAATTGGTAATTGCATAGTCTACCTCCTATTCCCACTCCGTGGTGGTGTATGAATCATTAGCATTCACTAGTGGATCTGTAGTACTAACTGCATAACCATTACCGTTACACGTCTTTAAGTAGAAGTTATCTGATCTTATGTTAAGTCCCCAGTCTCCTAATGAATTATCTGCATATACTTGCCATGCTCTTCTGCTACTACAACTAGCTTCAGCACCCCAGTTTACACTAACATATAAGTAACTACCACCTAGTGGAGCACGTACTTTGACATAGTTCCAACCATCATTAATAGTATTAGATGTTGTTGCAGATGCAGCACCAGCACTACTAAAGCTTGTATTAACACTTACAGTAACTGTGTTATTAGCATTCAAAGTAATGTTAATATAGTTACTGTTACTAGAATAAACACCGTACGCTCTGAATATATTCTTAGCACCTGCTGATGTTCTACGTATATAAGCTGTAAATACAAACTCTACGTTAGATGCACCTGATGATGCAGTAGCGTTTACACTGAAACAAGTATTACCACTAAGGATTTGTGTAGGCGAATTTCTAAATGAATCACCCGTGTGTGTTATAATCTTTTTATTTTTAGTTACACGCTTATGTACTATACTATTAGTATAAACGTATAAACCTCTCTTGTTATCACTATCATTGTTACCTAGATCTAGCCAGCCAGAGCCACTATGTATACGGACTCTGGAAGGCTGAACAGCAACACCGTTTTCATTATAGACTTTTAGTCTATCGTATCTACCCATTATAGATCCACCAATAAATCGCCCTTTTTAGGTGTAACACCTGAAGGAACAGTACCAATGAAGACTCTAGAGTAAGTACTTGAAACAGTGTTTGCATTAGCGTTTACTTTACTTTCTAAGGTATTTAATGCAGTGATAGTTGCATAAGTAGTAGCAGCAGTACTAGATGATAATAGTGGACTAACTGCACTATCTACATAAGATTTAAGTGCATAAGTATCAGGGATTTCAGTTAAGTAATTACCTGCTGGTTGAATACCTAAATCAACTAAGGTAAGAGTACCTTTTACTTCTACGTTATTGATCTTAGGTAAGTTACTAAGTTCAGGGTAAGATGTTATAGATGCTTTATTTAATTTTGCTCTAACAGATTCAGTTAGCATATTCTCAGCAACACTGTTCTCTCTTGGAGTAAAATAGATACCTGAGATATCTGGTGAAGAAGACTCGATATCTTCAGCATAGATAGAATCTGGTACTTCATGGAAACCAACAAGTCCATCATAGTCTGTACCATAATATCTATGTACACCTGCTTCATCTACACCTGTGATTTTATCTGCAAGCTTAGCATGTCCGACAGTTTTTGCACCTGTAATAATCTGTCCTACAAGCAAACTTTGTGCACTAAGTGCTTTGTCTAAGACATCAATTGCTGTCTTGTTTACTTCGATATTGTTTTTATTTGTCGTAATTTGTCCTTGCAAGTCGTAGAATGTACTTCTTAGGTCAGCTACAGTATCATCTGTGTACTTCTCTAAGTACGGAATACGATAAGTTTTATTCATTTCTTTTTCCGTAAACAATATACGAAGGACTTCAGTGTTGTAATCACCTTGATCCATGTTAAGATTAAGTTTCTCATTATAGTTTTCATGTGTTACAACACTGCCATACTCCATATCTGAAGTTTGTTTAACAAACTTAGGTATGTAAATCAAACCATTGTTCATATTTTTACCTCCTATCTAGCAGTCATTGTACGATAAACCCATGTTAAATCGGACAATTCATATGCTTTTAAACTTGTATTTAATAGTTGTACAGATGCACGTCTGCCTCTACCTTTAAGTTCAAACCTAATAGTTGCTAGGTTTAATTCAGGGAACTTAGATAAGTCTAAGGCGAAGTGATCTGATTCAGTTATATCATCTGCAAGAACACTAAGTCCAGGCAGATCTAGGTTGCTACTCTCAATTGGTGTAACATATATCTTACCGTAGTCTGGATCTTCAGGATCTACTATATGTCTTAACTCGTACTTCGTAGCTTGTATCTGTTCTAAACCATCTACTTTAAAATCTACGAAGAAGTTAATCATAGTATGTTCTATGTTGTTTAAGTTGAACTGCACTTCTCTAAACCTTTTAGTGAAGGTATCTTCTATTGCTACATTACCTGTATCTAGGTATGTAAAGTTATTAAAGGAATTAGTTAAATGCCAGTCTCCATCAGAAACGTCATCAGACAAGTTCTCGTGCGTTTCTACAGTGATTACTAGTGAACTAGTATTATCGGTGCAGAGATGTGGAAAGAACTCACAGTAGGCTCCAGATTGCTTGTTACGGTATAGTGTAGGATTATACGCTACATCGTCTCCTCCGATAGCCATAAGATACATTCTCCAACTACGAGTAACTGTGTTATAGATTAAGTGTAGATTTACTTTATCTGTTTCAATTAGATTAGTTAGTACTGGTCTAATTGTATAGATGTAGTGTACCTCTGAGTCTTTAACAGAACTTACTGTGTCTAGTACATCGAAACCTGTGAACCTAATCTGTTTACGCATAACTTCTGTTTGCTTTTGCCAGATTGGTTTATAGACTTCATTAAGTAAGTTTATTGTTTCAACTTCAAAGTCATTAGTATAATTAGCAATTGCAGTTGAATTGACGTAGTTCTTTAGATCAGTTGAATCAGATGTATACTTATTTGGTTTAAGTACATAGAACTGAGTATCTGTTTTAAAGAAGATCTCATCTTTAAGTACAACTAAATTAATCGCATCAATTTCAGGAATATGGACATTGGCTAAGATACGTTTCTGTGAAGATGTACCTATTGATGTACCTGCTGAGATAAGCCATACACTATCAACTGTAATAACTATTAGATGGTCTAGATAATTGTGAATAGCAAGTATCTCATTATCTAAACTAATTATATTATAAGGGAATGGGAAGTAACCTGTATTCTCTACATCTGAGAAGAAGATTGTATTTGGGGCATCCTTAACACCATATAGTCCTAAGCAGCCCTGCCAACTAATCATACCCTTACAAGTATGTAAGTCAAATGCACGAGGAGTTAAGTTATCATACCTTCTGTCTGTGCAATCTATTGAAGTTGAGTAAGGAACTTCAGTTGCAGCATCTGTACCATTTCTTAAAGTAATACGCATGCTAGCACGTTCATATACTGGAGTATAGTCATAGTATATTGGTTCGCCACCTTTTACTTTAAGAGTATAGTTTACAAGAGTTTCAAAGTCTGCATTAGGTCTAGTCTGATCTAGTACTTCGATCTTGACTTGAATCTCTGTATCTTTACTTGGATATGTATAATACACTCTAAGTGTCATAGGTGTACCAACTTTACGTGATAAGACTACCAATGACTTATCAGATTGCTGATACCATAATGCACCTAGTACAGTAACACTACCACTTACTTCATCTACAAATTCAAATGGATGTTGCTTAAGCATATTGAAACCAGATGCTCCTGCTTCTGATGTATTCGGAACTTTTACAATAACTGGCTCTCTTTTAATTTTATAACCAGTACTTGATGGCATAAGTTTTAGTTTACTAAGTTCAGGACTACCAAAGTTAGATAGTGTATTACGTTCAGGGTTAGCTGGATATTCTTCATATCTAAGTGATGTACCTGAGAATGCAAGTATCTCATTATTAACGACAGCACTAATTGGACGACCTACGCTGTCCTTAAATGGTTTATTAAAGGCATAAGCATTTTTTATTGTACGAGCAGTAATATAACCTAAGTCTTGATTCTCTACTTTTCTAAAGGCTTCATTAGCCTTATCATAATCTAGAGCCCAGAACTCATTGATATCTTGTTCAGTCACAGTACCTGGTTGTGTAACTACATAACCTTCGTCTTCATTGAACTCAGCAATACTATTATCTGTTACCTGTTTCATGTAAGATACATAAACAGGATCTTTATAGGTAAGTTTGTCTAAAGATACTAAGTCTTCTAGTTTGGTGTATAGACCAAACGATAAGGCTAAGTCTCTTACTTCTACAATTTCTTTACCTGTGTTATTATATGCGTAGATGTAATCTACTAAGTTTACTCCACCTAATCTAGGTGAATCATAATTAAATGTCTGTAACTTCTTACGACCTGGTCTAGGCTTAATGTTAGAACCTGTGTCATCTATATCATAGTTGACCATAACTCTAGCATAGCCTTCAGGTATTACTTGCTTGGTCAAGTACATACCATTAGCAAAGGCACTAAGTTTAGTAGTGTACCTTGGTTGTCTTCCAACAATCTTATAAGATTCTGACGTCGTCGCCATGTAGAACAACTCCTCTAGGATTTAGGTCGAATGGATCTTCTTCTCTATTGTATGAGAAGTCGATGAAACCACCTTCATTATTTTGAAAGTATTCAGGCACTTGACTGTGGTAATCACGTACCATCTTAAACAAGTTATTCTCGTATCTGTTCTGATAGTCTAGTGCAATCTGTTCACCTTCTTCATCCCTTGTATAGAACTTAACTGCTGTACCAAGTGCAACTACAGTTCTAAGGTATGTATCTGGAAACGCATCATACTTAGTATTGTCTCTAAGAAGTCTAGGGTCTTTAACACTTTTATTCCATTTATCTACGAACTTACTCCACTCAGTGAATGTAGGATACTTAGCCTGAAGTCTATCATTAATATCATCTATAACTAAATCCATGTAGTAATAGATGTCAGGCTCTCTTAGATAATCAGAAGCAATGTATGCCCTGTTGACATAGTCTACTATCTTTTTAATTTCCATAGTTTACCTCCTTTAAATAGATTAAAAGGCAAGGAGTTAATCTCCCTGCCTCTTATAAATGTAACTCACCAGGAGAATATTCAAAGTTACTTGAGATATCTCCAGCACGTTTTTGACGTGCGATCATAGCATCGATTCTTTTAATCTTAGCGATAATGTGATCGGCGTGTGTCTTATTTACCTTATAAGTTTGTCCGTCTGCTGGGATATCAACTATGATACCATTAACACTTTCACGGACCACTCTGCCTAGATAAGGTGCATAGAATGGAGAAATAGTTACTGGAACTTTTTCTTCATCTCTGTATTCTTGAACTAAACTTTTACGTTTAGATTCCAATGCGTTATATTTTCTAGCAGCATCAGCCTCCACAGAATCTACTTTTATAGCTTTAGCAGTTGTAGACACATTGTCAGAACTACCGATATCTTTGGCTGCAGCCTCAATGGCAGCATTCAAAGAATCTTTTTCTATATTTTTAGCCATTACAATTTCCTCCTATCTGATTAAATTAAACTAAATTTGCTTGTGTTGGTACACAGTAGTAGCATACTACAGCTTCAGTTCTAGTTGAACCGAAACCAACGCTGTTAATTTTGAATCCGATAGATTGTCTTTGGTCGATAGGGTCTAACACACCTGTTGAACCTAATGGTTTAACATACATCTTAGCATTTCCTTGACCTGCGATTTCTGTTCTAGTTAAACAATCAGCACCAAGTACAAAGATTCTATGTACTTTAAGTTCACTGTATCCTGCTGGGATATCCCATTTAGTTAAATTAGGAATATATGAAGCCTTTTGGCCAGTTCTTGAATCTCTTACATAGTTATCAGCAGCAGCTTTCTTATAAGTAGCAGCATCTAAGTCTTTATACTCATAAGTTACTCCGTCTTGTTTTAATTTGTAAACTCTTAGGAATGTACCTGATGAAGTAGTGTATTCACCACTGTCATCAATGTGCATTGTTTCATAGAATTCAAGACCAAACATAGGTGGGATAGGTCCCATATCTTCATAGAAGCCTTTAGTTGTTTGGTTAATAGTCATATATTTCTCAACTAATGGATCACTGATCATATCGAAATAGAAATCTGGAGTACCAATTACATGGTATCTGTTTCCGTTTCTTGGTTTAACTAATTGTTTTTTCATAGATAATGCAATAATTCTTAAATCGTTTAATGATGGTTTATCACCTAACTCAAGTTTAGAGAAGTTTGCTTTAGCGTTAGCATAAGCAGCTTGTGCAACAGTTGTTAAGGCATCTCTAGCAAGTAAGTCTAGAGTCTCCATAGCAACGATAGCGTACTCTTGAGTATAGTGTGCAATTACTGGATCGATAGTTTCGAAGTCTACTCTATCTGTAAACTCCATATATCTACCATAACTGAATGTACCAATCTCATAACTTTCCATTGAACCTTTATCTGAGAATGGTGGAACACCTTCTGCCAATGGAGTAGTGTGAGCTTCTAATGGAGCCCATCTTCTGATTTGTAGTTTTTCTGCATTACCTTGGATTGGAGTTGTATTTGCCAATCTGTAGAACACGAAATGCGATTCATCTAAACGGATTGTATCTAGTAATTGTTTATCATAGAATAATTCAGGTCTGATTGAATAACCATGATTTCTGAAATATTCAATGAATGAATTAATATTGGATACTGGGTTTAAAGCATTTAACATATTATCTACCTCCTCTTCGTAATAAACTTATAAATTATTTATTAGGAATAGTTTGTAATAGGCTGTCGAACTCTGCCATTGTATTTACATTTGTTGGGGCAGGATCTTTCTTTCCTGATTTCCCGTCTGGATTAGCAGCACTGTTAGCTTTATTACTTTGTGCTATCCACTTTTGTCTTTCTTCTTCTATCATTCTAGCACTGACTTTATCAAAGAATAAGCCACGATATAATGTAACGAAGTTAGTACCAGGGATAGTTAAGTCTATTTGCTCCTTAACTGCCAACTCAAGAAACTCTTTTATATCAGAGTTGCTTAAATGCAAAGTGTCTTGCATATTTTTTAAATTGGCTGCAAAAGCCTGTCTGTTCTGAGACTCAAGTAATTGATTGTTTTGTGCTTCTAATGCATCCATTCTTTTTAGAACTTCTGGGCTTACCTGGTTTCCTTGACGTTTGGCTTGTTGTTGATACGAAGCCTCTTGAAGTTGATTTATAAAATCTTCTTCCTTACCATTGAATCCAGCACCCTTCATTAGTTGCCCAATGAATTTCTTATATTTACTGTTTTCAGAACGCATTGCTGCAAACGCATCATTTCTGCGTTGTGCATCAATATCATATTGGGGATCCTGTTGTCCTGCATCTGGTGCGGGATCTTGATTAGAATCAGCATTAGTAGTATCTGGCGTAGCAGATGCACCTGTATTAGATTCATCTTGCATACCGTCAGTGTCTACGGTATTAGCATCATCTGTTGGATCTGCTTGACCTGAAGTATCTACACCTAGGTCATTTAGTATTGCTTGATAATCTTCTGGCATTTCAATTCCTCCTTATCTATGTGATTGCCGAGTTCACAGAGGTAGATAGACTACACATCGTTTTAACGGCCGATGGAAGCCTATGCCTATCTGCTTACATTATATCATTTAATCTAAAATAAAGCAATAGAAAAAAGAACATGTTGTTCTTTTTTGTTAGCTACCGCTTTCTTGTTGACCGTTAGATGGTGTTTCAGTAGGAGTAGTAGAAGCAGCTACTGGATAAGTTTGTCCTTTGTCTGCTAACTCTTTTTTAATTCTAGCGATAGCATCTTCAGATGTTTCGTCAGATTTCAAATAGTACTTACCATTTGCTCTAACAATAACTTGTCTTCCTGGTCCTGTAACACCTAGATATTGTTTAATCATATCGTATTGTGCCTTAGTGATTTCCACTGTAGGTAATAGATATAATTCCTCATTCATATCTGTGTCATAGAAACTTGGGAATTTGTGAATAACATTACTCATGATCTCACCTCCTTACATCATAGGCGTTGGCATTGATTGACCTGCAGAACCTTGTTGTGCAGCCTGAGGAGTTCCTCCAACTAATTGATTTATATCACCAGTAGTTGCAGTATTACCTAAGGTTGTAGTAGTCTGGTCTGCTTGTAGTTGCTGAGCAACTTGATCAACAGCAGCGTCTGGGTCCATGCCACCTTCAACTAGAGTTGCGAACATCTCTAGTGTCATAGCAACTTGTTCAGAGATACGAGTGTTTCTTTGAATACCCATACGCTTATATATCATATCCTTGAATGGAATGTCTTGCATTAATAGCCATTCCTCAACGGTTATGATCTCAGGGTCTGGTTTGTACTGTGCTTGTTTCTCTAGTAACATATTAGCAACAGCAGCAAGTCTTGTCTTATTTCTAGGCAAGTAAGTCTGAATGTCTAGAGTATATCTAAATCTAATATCGTCATCTACTTCAGGGAAGTTAAAGGATACAGTCTTAGTTTGCTGAGTGATTGGATCAGTAACTGTGTACTCTCTCTTGTCTCCATAAACAATTAAGTTATTAACAACTAGTTCAGTAAGACGTTTAGAATATTCTTCATATAATAAGATCTTCTGATTGTCTCTCTGGCTAGTAGCATCCATAAGTGTGTCCATACCACCTGTAGTCTGGATAGAACCTGTGTTCTTACCTGCATACATTTCATCTACACCTGAACAATCTCTGATATCTCTACCTAAATCCTGTTTAACTTGTAATAGTTCTGGTGGTAGTTGTGGAAACTGTGCATAATGTACTGCTTGAGTAGCGTCTCCATTAACTATGAATGTCTTATCTGCATCGTTACCGTACTTAGCAAACTGTCTTAGGTTAATACCTGAAGCAGCGTTAACGAATCTAGGTGGACGTTGTGCTTTATAAGCATGTGTTGCATAGATTGAGTTAAGTAAGTTATAAGTAAATGCAGAGGTAAATGCTTTAGCTGGTTCAGATGCTCCAACTAAATCACCTGCAGGATTGTTACAATATAAAACTGCAAATGGGAACATTCTAGGTTTAAGATCTTTGTTACAGTATAGTACATACTTGTCATCTAATAGATGAACCTCAACAATAACGTAGCCTTCTTTAGAATTTTGTGTAAGGTCAGGTACTTTTGTGTAATAATATGTGATCTTATGGTAATTAGATTGTGTTGATGTAGTCTTTTGTCTATCTGTTGCTGCAGTAACTGCATCAGGGATTAGGTCAGACTTATCTAAATCTCCAACAGCAGCCTCGATTTCCTTAATTCTTTTCTTATACTTGTCTTTAGTTCTAATAATTGCCATAGAGAAGTCGTCGTAATAATAGCAGAACTCACTATTATCGAAGACATCAGCGTATGGATCACGTCTG